CCTCCGTCAACTCGGCGCTCAACGCCCTGAACCGCGCCCTGGCATCCTCGGTCATCGGCACGATGGTGGGATTCACGGCCGTGTTCTGGTCCGCGGTCTTGCCCGTGAGGTTGCCGCTCTGGAGCCCACCACCAGCAACCACGTGTTGCAGACCCTGGATCAACGCAGGCGGCGCCTGCCGGATGCCGACAGCGAGGTTTTCGTCGGGGTAATCCTCATCGCTCGGCAGGATCAGGAAGCGGGCTAGCGAGCCGTCCACCACGTTCGCCCCCTGCAGCGCGCCCCAGAAATGCAAAGGTGTCGTCGTGCCGTAGACGCACAGACAGGGCTGGACGATGTCCCGCCGCTCGTTAGATCCATCACGGTTGGCGTATTCAGCGCCGAGGAAGATCCCGCCAGCCGCCGTGTAGAGCTCGGTCATGTTGTCGAGGATCTCGGTGATGTGGCGCGGGCTGCGTTTCCGATCGGCCGCTGCCGACAGGAACATCCCGAACTCATCGATCTGAAACAGGGTTGCCGCCTGGCGATGCAACGCGGTCAAAAGCCCTGCGCCGGAGGCGATTTTGTTCCCGCCGAGGTGATGGGACAGCCCCGCCTCAAAGAACACTTCGTTGATGATTTCCCGCGCGTGGTTCTTGCCTGATCCACTGTCCGCGATGCCCACGATATAGAGGTTCGAGCGCAAATTGCTCTCGGTCCGGTATTGCCGCCCCATCAACGCGCCGATGGCGCAGAGACTTGCCCCGAGCGATAAAAGCGGCTGCGGGCGCCGAGCCGTCGACAGCATGTAGTCGGTCAGATTGCCAACGAGCCCTTCTGGGATCACGAGGGAGAACGGCTGATTAGCGGGCTCTTGGGCTGCGTCCCCATCATGCGCATCAAGCTTGGAGAGCAGCCCGGCCGCCGGATGGTCGCCCTCGTCGCCCAGACTGCCATCGAGGCGCAGGGATGCGTCCGGCTGCCAGCCGCGCTCCATGGCGAGGTGATAGATCGTACCCGCGCCGATCCGATCGGGTTTGAAGCTCGCCCAGGCCTTGGCCGTGGCCGCCGGCACATCCTTTGCAGCCTGCGCCGACCATTCGGCGAAAAGATCAGCGCCGGCCTCGCCGAGCGCGCCCTTCAGCGCCATGCCAATCCGCATCCAGCTGTCATAGTCGAGCTCTTCATTCGGCAGCCAATCCAGCGCCGCCTCGATTGCGGGCAATGTCCCGACCTGGCTGTGGGCACGCTGATGCTCCATAGCCGACGCTGTAGCACCGAGACCACGCTGGCGCAGGGTGTGTGGCAACAGCGCATAGGCCTCGTCCACGAAAGCTGTCGCAGCCTCGGCGGTGATCTCTGGAAGATCCGAGATATCGAGATCAGCGAGCCCCTCCTCGGGCCAGGAATAGGGCGCGCCTGTATCCGGATGATCGGCGTAGGCCAGGAACTGCTGCCCGAGACACAGGACCTCCAGTGGATGGCGCTTGATCCCCCGGAAGGGCTCGGCCGTGCGGTAGATCAGCATGCGCTTCGGGGCACGGCCAATCCGCAGCGCGGGGGTATCGCCGAAACGCTCGCGCGCCAGTTTCTCGATGCGCAGCGCCAGCTCGGCGTCCTCGGCAATGTCGATATCCACCGCCGCAACCGCGCCGCCGACGATACCGATGCCGCAATCAAGCCAGCCCGACCAGGTCGCCACCTCGACCTCGGTGGTCGGCCGCTCGGCATGACGGTTCCATTCCGGATAATCGGCCCATGCCCCGCGCTTGAACTGCCCGGGCTTCTTGGTGCCTGGGGCGATCGGCAGGATGGCATAGCCGTTGGTGACGAGCCGTGCGCCGAAGCGCGCCATGTAGGACGTGTCGGTCATTAGAAGGGCACCTCGGGGGTCATGGCGTCGAGCCGCGTGCGGTCCTTGGCGGCAAGCTCACGCAGGTGGTCGCAGTAGCCGGTGACGACCGCGTCAAGAAAGCGGTCCCATTCGGCTTCGGTCAGGGTGGCGAGATCGGACTTACCGATGCTCTCGAGATATTCGCCGCCCAACTGGCCGCCGACGGTCATCGCCTCGCTCTCGTTCGGGGTGGGATCAATCATGCCCTTCCTCCCATGGCAGATGTCTTGGCAGGCGCGGCTGCAGAGCTGCTTGCGGCTGGCATCCCGCCGGCGGTCGGAGAGACGGAAGACTGGATTGAACCAGCCGAAGCCCCGGGGCTCACGGTGGCAGACGGCGCAGAGGGCTGGGTGGGCTTGGCGCATGGGGCGAACCTGTAGCCGGAGATTTCGAAGTAGCGGCCCGAGGGGCGGACCGAGATTCCGCTGGGGCGCGCGAGGCGGCTCACCTGCGCGATAGCCTCATCCACGCTGAGCGGCACGGGCAGCCCCGGCGCACGCTTCCGCCACCATTCGGCGGCCTTCTGGCGCGCATAGCCCTGATGCTCGAAGCAGATCCATTCGTTGTAGGTGGTGAGACCGCAGCTATAGGTGACCTTGAGCGTGGGCCGCCCGCCGCGTTTGTCGTGACGGCTGTAGGATACGCCGCTCACCTGCAGCCATTGAGACGCTTTTGGGGACAGGACCGGCAGCGCGGCTGCAGTCGGCGTAATCTTCACCTCACGGGCCGGGAAGACATAGCCACAGTCCGGACACTCGGTCGCCGAGAGCGCGACAATGCTTTCGCATTCCGGGCAGACCTTGGTCGGCGCCTCACCATCGCCGCCGTCTCCAGGACGCTTCGGGCGGACGAGATCGATCGGCCCGTGAAGGCGCACATTGCCGGCAAAGTCGAGAACGAGGCAGTTTTCCTTGCCCGGTGCCAACCGCGTGCCCCGGCCAACCATCTGGACGTAAAGCCCGGCGGATTTCGTGGGGCGCAGAAGCGCGATGAGATCAACCGCGGGAGCATTGAACCCGGTGGTCAGCACGCCCATCGAGGCCAGCGCCCGGATCTCTCCACGTTTGAAGGCGCCGATGATGCTATCGCGCTCATCCTTCGGCGTGTCTCCGAAAATCGTCTCACAGCTGATGCCGCGCCGCCGGAACTCTTCGGCTACATGTTGGGAATGCTCGACGCCCGAGCAGAAAGCGAGCCAGGACTTCCGGTCTTTGCCGTGTACCATGATCTCGGCCACGGCCGCTCGCGTGATCGCCTCCTGGTCGACCGCCGCCGCCAGATCGCGGGCAATGAACTCGCCAGCACGGGTGCCGACCTTCGACACATCGAGCCGGGTGACAGGTTGCTTGGAGATAAGCGGGCTGAGATAGCCTTGGTCGATCAACTCCCGGACCGGCGCCTCGTAGGCGATGTCGGTGAAGAGCGCGTTCTGCCCCTCGTGCAGCATCCCGCAGTCGAGGCGGAATGGTGTGGCGGTCAGCCCGATCACCTTCAGCGCCGGGTTGATCTCCTTCAGTGAATCGAGGAAGCGCCGATACATCGTGCTCGATTTGCCGGGGATCAGATGCGCCTCGTCGATCAGCACGAGATCCGTGTGGCCAACCTCCTGTGCGCGGCGGTGGATCGACTGGATGCCCGCGAACAGGATCCGCGCCTGCGCCTCGCGCTTGCCCAGACCCGCCGAATAGATGCCCGCTGGCGCGTCGGGCCAAAGACCGATCATCTCGGCATAGTTCTGCGCGATCAGCTCGCGCACATGGGTCACGATCAGGATGCGCTGATCGGGCCAGGCCTTCAGCACGCCTTCGATGAAGGCGGCCATGACGAGGCTTTTGCCACCCGCCGTCGGGATGACCACCAGCGGATTGCCGATGTTAGTTTGGAAATAGCCGTAGATCGAAGATATCGCGGCGTTTTGGTATGGGCGCAGGGTCAGCATGGCGCGGCCTCCGTGGTACGGGCGTCATTTGACCAGGAGGAGCCATCGGCCATGCGGTAGGTGACGATGTCGTCTCCCGCATCGATGACCTCACCCGGCACGAGATCGGGGACGAAGAGGTGTTTGTCGCAGGCCGCACGCTGCTCGGCCGGAGCCAGCATCCGGTCGTGGCGGGCGCAGTGCCACCCGCCGTCGATCGGCGTCGCGTGCAGGCATGATCGGCAAGTTACGGCAGCACCGCCACCTTCGTGGCAAGCAGCATGGTGATCGCAGAAACGGCATTCAAACCAGGCCGGGTCCTCGCTGATCCGCGCCGGCGGATGCTGCGCGAATATGATCCGGCCGGCTTTCTCCAGAAGCCTCTCGGCCATGGCGCGGTCGACCTTGATGCGTTCGATATGCAGCGCGTCAGTATTCTTGCAGACCGCCATGTAAAGCGCCCGGGTGATTCCGGTCAGGTGCATGTAGATCTGCATCTGCGCCGCGTGCTGCGGCTTCGACAGCACCACGCCTTTCGCGCTCAAATCAGAAAAGCTCTTAACGCCATGTGTCTTGAACTCCAGCACATGCCAGGTTTTCGGCGCCTCAAGCAGACCGAGCGCGACGCCATCCAGCGAGCCACCGAAATGACCTCCATGGGCCTCCACGCGGACTTGACGTCCTGTTTCTGGATCCACTTCCAACACGGTCGCACCGGTGGCGCGCAGGTTGCGGACCATACGATCCTCTTCCAGCTGGCCTGTCTCGAACAAACGCAACAGCCGGCCGGAAAATCGTGACGGCGACACCCAGCGGAAATCATACCAGAGCGCGCGTGCGCAGGATTTACCGATGATTGATGCGCCGAGGTGATCACGGAAACCATCGCCCTGGCGGGCCTCGTAATCGGCGTATATCGCCGTCAGTGTCGGCGTGGGGGCTTCGGGAAGCTCTGCCATCACAGACCCTCCCGTTCGCTGCGCGCCTGCGCCTCGGCCAGAATGCTCTCCCAGGCCTCAGGGTCATGGCGTTCGCGCAGGATGCCGATCAGCGCGTCCTTTAGCTTTTCGCGGCGACGGCGGCCGGTGCCTTGGGCCAAGAGTTCCGCGCGCTCGCGGCACAGGTGGCGAAGGGCCGTGCGGGCCCGGTGGAACCAATCCGGATCGATCGGCTTCTGGCCGCGCTGGCGGGCAAGATCGGCCGTCGCGATCTGCGTGCGGATCTTGGCGATGGCATCGTCGAGTTCGATCAGCCGCCGCTGATCATCAGGCAAGCCGGGGCTGTTCACGGCCACGGGGGCCGCGTTGGTCATGTCAGTCATGGAAATATCCTCAGGTAGGGTTACGCGCTGCCGCGTCAGTCAGGGCGCAGGGCAGCGCGAAGGCTCAGCCCTTCTTGTTCCAGGGCGCGGAAGCCATCTTCGGCGGCTCCGATGGGGCGGTTGAATTGGCCGCAGGCTTCGCCATGTGGGCGGATGGGGCTGCATCCTTTTCGGGAGGCAGATAGGCAATCGCGTTGCTTTCTCCATATCCGTTCTTCGGAGGCTTGATCTTCACCTGGATCGTCATTGGGATCAGGTGCAGCTCCTCGCTGTCGCTGACATGCATCCTGCCCGTGGCATGGCAGATCGCCGACAGCGTGCGCTGCGCGATCTCCACGGTGGTCGGGTTCGGATTCACCAGGTTCAGCTGATCGAAGATCTTCCGCCCCTTATGTTGGCCGTCCAGAATATCCAGCATCAGCCAGAGGAATTGGCCCATGCCGTTGCGGGTCACGCGCATCTCACTCTCGACGATCTGGGCGCGGTATTTTCCTGCGGGCAGCAGCTCGTAGGCGGTGGTGGGCTCGACGCTGGTGGCGTCGAAGGACGTATCAAAACGTGCCATGGTCGTATCCTTTCAGGTCTGGATTATTCAGGTTGAGGCATGGCTGCGAGGAACTCTGACCACTCGAGCGGTAGAGTGTCCGGCAGGCCGTAACGGTTCTTGGCGAGAAAGGCGGGGCGCTCTTCGGTGTGCATGACGCGCGCACCGGACCCGAGCGCCCGGGTCACCTTCTTGTTGAAGCCGACATCGGATTTGGCGACCGAGATCAGGTAGTTCGCGAAAAGCACCACATCGGAATGTTCCTGCAGCAGCGCCGAGGCGCGGGTCTGCAGCTTGATCACATACCGGTCATAGGGTTCATGCTCTGGGCTGTCGAAGCGCTTGATGTCTGTGTGGGCGATCTGGATGACCACCATGCCCTTTCGGTCGCGAAGCGCGTTCAGCTTGTCGAGATATTCGCGCCAGACGGTCAGAGCTTCGGCGTAGCCCTTCCCGAAGCCCGGCGTTTCGATCGACTGCCAGCCGTTGCGTTTGCACGCTTCCGCCCAGATCAGCGGTTCCAGCCAGTCAACGCTGTCGACCACGACGGTGCCATAGTCGTGGTCTTCCTCAAGCAATGCCTCGAGTGCTTCTGCCACCTCGGCATAGCTGGTCGCCAACGGAAAATGCGGGACCTGCAGCTTACCGAGGCCGTCCTCGGTCATGATGAATACCGGCGCGCCCGCGCCAGCCGCAAAGGTAGACTTGCCCACACCAGCGACCCCATGGATTAGGATGCGCGGCGGCTGAAGTACCGATGCTGTGCGCAGAGAAGATAGAGAAATGGCCATCAGCGCACCTCCTCGTTCAGCACCAAGCGGAACTTCGTCTTTCCGGTGCGGACCGTGCGCGCCGGCTCAAATCCTTTGCGCCAGCTTTCAGGAAGGGCCGCATATTTGCGCTCGGACACCTTCAACGTGGTGTCGATGAACTCAGACGGATCCTCGCCAGCCGAGGCGATGTTTTCGGCGATCTGGGCGAGTTTCGCCTGATCCCAGTCGATCCGTTTCGCCAGGTCGGCAATCACGGTGACACCGCCATCTGCAAAACGGATCGTGCCCGTGTCCTTGCCCGCGTCGTGACGGAGCTCAGTAGCACGGTCAGCATAACGCACCTCCAGAGCGAGGGCGAAGCGCTCGGTCACTGATTTCATGCGTGCAGCAGCGGTATCGACTTCCGCCTGAACAGCGGCAAGCAGCGACGGTGGCATGAGCGCCAGTTCTGTCACTGGCATGTTGAGCATGTCATCCACACTCGGGATATTTTCGGGGTAAGCCATGTAGGTCTCCAATTCCGGGGCTTCAGTGTCACGCGGCTGGCAAGAGCCGCTCGGCGATGGGTTTGATTGGGGTGGTCGATCTCGATCGGGCGATCGCGAGGTAGGCAAAGCGATCAGGGGCGAGCCGTTCCTGAACGAGATGGACCAACCCCTGTTCGGCGGCACGCCAAGCCGCCGCAGCGAGATCTTGCAGTGCCCGTCTCTGGTCAGGTGTCAGCTTTGAGATGAGCGAAGCCGCATCGACCGCGAGGAACCCACGGTGATAGATCACGGCCGCGCCCGGCTCGGCCTGGGCCACCCAGGCACAGAAGCTGATTTCGTCAGGTGCCTCGGACAGCATCACGCCACCCGTGCGTCCAGGCTATCGGCCGTCTGGCGTAAATGTGCCTCTTCATGTGCCAGCACATCCTCGAGGCGGTAAATGATCCGCCCACCGATTTTCATGAAGGCCGGACCTTGGCCGGTCCAACGCCAGCGCTCGAGCGTGCGGTGTGAGATCGTCCAGCGCCGCGCTAGCTCCTTTTGTGTGAGGCAGGGTTTCTGCTGCATCTCTGTCTCCTCTGATGATTACAGAGCGAAGATGCGAAATCCTGACGTGGGATGTCGTCGGGATTGGTGATGGATACGGAGGGGGATGGGATGGCCCCTGGAAACAAGGCGGTGAATAAGAAAGGGGGATGAGTATCCACCACTCATCCCCCTCTCGGTCCCCCCGCCATCCCCCACATGAGGGGATGTAGTTCGCCTAGTCGACCCTCAACCGGTAGCTACCGCGCCCATCGGAATGAATCAGCTCCCGCCAGTTTTTCTTCGATTTGAAAACATCCGCCATCTTGAGGCTCTTCGAGCGGGCCGCTGCCAGGATCTGCTTTCCGCTCTGCCAGGGCTGACCGGATTGCGCAGCCGCATGGAGCGCGCGCACGACTTCCGCTTGTATGGGCCCCAATTGGAACTGAAGGCCGTTGCAGCGCACGTCCTTGTAGTCACGCGAAGCGATGAAGGTCCGGTCCTCACAACTAACGTTGCCCGCGTGAAAACCTGATTTTATTTCATAGCGATCGCGCTCGCTACGCCGCAGGAGAAGATCCCCAATCACCACGTAAAGAGGCGCGTAGTCGTCTTGGAGACAAGCATAGCCTGAAGGGCCCGAGCGAAACTCACCCAAGCGCACTTCGCCCGACCGAAACAAGTGAAAGACGTCGCAGGCATGCAGATCAAGAAGGCCGCTGAAGTATCGCTGCTCTTCTGGCACACGGAAACGCGCACCATCGGAATCTTCCTCATATCCCCCGATCTCGAGCGGTAGGTCGAAGACACGGATCGACAGTCGCAGTTGATCGTTCTCAGCAAGATAGACGAGATCATCCTCTGGAATGGACCATCTTTCGAGAACCTCAGGCAGAGAGAAGTAAGCCTTTTCTATATCCATCTGCCCCCCGAATCTTGTGTGTAATCGTTCCTTTTTTGTTCTAATATCTTGACCAGCGTCGCGCAATCCTATCTTATCCTATTTAATCCACACTTCCTTGGGGATAACATGGACGCCCACCACACGCTCGCCGATCGTCTCCATGCCCGTGCCAACCAGCTCGGCCTGAGCCCTGCCCATGTTGCCGAGATGGCCGGGGTCAATCGTTCCTTCGTCTACGACATCCTGCGTGGCCGCTCGACGCGGCCTGGAATCGACCGCCTCGCGGAGGTCGCGCGTGTCTTGAAGGTGGAACTTGACTGGTTGATCCACGGCATAGGTAATGTCGAAGGCACCCCTCCGTTCATCGAGAACCCGGACGATGCTTTCGTATCGATCACCCACGCGGGCGTCAGGCCTTCAATGGGCGGCGGCGCCGTTGTGCTCGATGAGCAGGAGGCGCCAGGACGTGCCTACCACTTCCGGAGATCGTGGATCAAACACGGCCTCAAGGCATCGCCCTCGCAACTGCGGGTCATGAAAGTCGAAGGCGACAGCATGGAACCCACCCTCCTTGAAGGCGATACGGTTCTGGTCGACATGACGCGAAAAGCACCAAGCCCCCCAGGTATCTTTGTTCTTGACGACGGCATGGGACTTGTCGCCAAACGCCTTCAGCACGTTCCGAATAGCGAGCCACCAGCGGTGCGCGTGATTTCTGACAACAAGCATTACCCCGAGTACGAGCGCACGGCTGACGAGATCAATATCGTGGGGCGGATCCGCTGGTTTGCACGGGAGATTTGAGATGATCGAATTTCGCCCCCTCGCCGACGATGAAACGGCCTTAAGCTTTTCTCCACTCTTGCGCGGAGTTCTGAAAACCTTCGCCTACATCCAGGAGCATGGCTCCATCGGCCTCACCCCGTCCAAAGCCTTCAAGCGGAATTTCGTTCACTGGGCCGCTGCCGAGTTTGACTGGCCCGGCCATACAGAGGCGGATCTCTTCGCGGTCAACAAAGTGCTCAACGAACATGACTTCATGCCACTCGGCGATATTCACTTCCTGCTGACCACCCTGAAAATGGGTCGGCACTACAAAGGGACTTTCAAGCTGACGAAGTCAGGGGCGGAGCTGACCCATCATCCCGGCCGCCTGTTCGGGATCATTACGCCGTTTTATCTGTTTGAAATCGATCATTCAGGTTGGTCACGGACCCCGGACCAAACGCTTCCGGGCAACTGGGACGTCTTCCTCAACGTCCTCAACGTTGAGACTGAGGACGGCGCATCGGGCGCCTACCTGCGACAGATCTTGTTCGGCGAGCCCGATCCCAGCCCCTTTCCACGCTACGATGAGATGATGGGCAGCCTTTACACTCAGATCCTGCGCCCCCTTGTCTGGACAGGCCTGCTTCAGGAAACCCGACCCGCTAAGTCCTTTCGCGCGCAAGAAAGCCTGTTCACCAAGACGCCGCTTTGGAAGGCCGCCCTGAAACTCGAAACAGATTCGATGGTGAGATCCGCGACACGGCACTGAACGGCCGTGCGACGCAAACCCGATCCTGCACGCAGCACCCCGCACCAGCCCCGCAACCCATTGTTTTAACTTGAATACCAGCGCCGCTTGAAGCCCAGTTAGGGCAACAACCCGAAAGGCGCTCCAATGCTTGATGATCTCTCAACCCCGGTTTCGGGGCCCAATCCCTTGTGCCCGGACAAGATGTCAGGCCGTGCACGCTCCGAAGAAATCGGTCGCATCCTGGCGGCAGGCGTCATTCGCCTGAACGCCGCGCAGTCCAGTTCTTTATCTGCCGACATCGGAGACAGTTGCGTGGACTTCTCGCCCCGAAAGAGCGGTGGTCGTCGTGCAAAACGTATCCGCATCGGAGGAATTGATGAGGCATCACAATAAGATAACCGCAACTCAGCCCGGGCGAGACCCTGGGGCAGATCAAACTGTCCTGGCCCGTCTGGCCGCTTTGAAAGCCATGTCAGTCAAAGACCTGAAGGCCGAATGGGAGAAGCTTTTCGGCAGTGCTGCGCCGAACAATAGCCGCGTGTTCCTGGAATTCAGGATCGCCTATCGGATCCAGGAATTGACATACGGGGGCCCTGACCCGGAAACGCGCCGCATGCTGGACCTGCTGGCCGACGAGGTCGAAGGCCATGCACGGCGCAAGCGTCGGATCGCTGATCCTCGAAATCCTGTGACAGGCACGAAACTGCTGCGCGAATGGGACGGTGTTGAACACACCGTGACCGTGTTGAGAGACGGCTTCGACTGGCAGGGCCGCAAGTTCAAATCACTCTCGGCAGTGGCGCGCGCCATTACCGGCACACGCTGGAATGGCTACCGCTTCTTCGGGCTGCGTGAGCGCAAGCGGGAGCAAGTATGATGGAGGGTACGAACCGTCCGAACCGCCGCCTGCGCTGCGCTATCTACACCCGCAAGTCGACCGAAGAAGGTCTCGACATGGAGTTCAATACACTCGACGCCCAGCGAGAGGCCTGCGAGGCCTACATCGCTAGCCAGCGCTCTGAGGGTTGGGTCGCGACCCGCGACCGCTATGACGATGGCGGGTTCTCTGGCGGCAATCTTGAACGCCCCGGCCTCAAGCAGCTTCTGTCGGACATCGAGGATGGGTTGGTCGATGTGGTTGTGGTGTACAAGATCGACCGTCTGTCGCGGTCGTTGATGGATTTCTCCAAGCTGGTCGAGATCTTCGACCGCAATGGCGTCACCTTTGTATCGGTCACGCAGTCGTTCAACACCACCACCTCGATGGGACGGCTGACACTGAACATCCTGCTCAGTTTTGCCCAGTTCGAGCGTGAAGTGATCGGCGAGCGGATCCGCGACAAGGTAGCCGCGTCCCGCAAACGCGGTATCTGGATGGGAGGCTATGTGCCCCTCGGCTACGATGTGCAGGATCGCAAGCTGGTGGTGAACGAAGCCGAGGCCGCATCTGTCCGTCGCATCTTCGAGCGCTTTGTCGAACTCGGCTCCGCCACGGTTTTGGCGCGCGAACTTCGCCGTGAGGGGGTCCGCAACAAGCAGGGCACTCTGATCGACAAGGGCTATCTCTACCGGTTGCTCAAGAACCGGGTTTATCGCGGTGAAGCTGTCCACAAGGGCAAGGCATATCCCGGCGAGCACGACGCCATCATCGACGACGGCCTCTGGGATCGGGCCCACGCCATCCTACAGGAGAGTCCCCGCAAACGTGCCAACAACAGCCGATCCCGGACACCCGCTCTCTTGAAGGGGCTCATCTTCAGCGCAAATGGCACCGCCATGACTCCTACCAGCACCAAGAAAGGGGCCAAGCTCTACCGCTACTATGTGTCAATGGACGTCATCCGGAACCGCGAGACCGGCGAAGAGACCGCTCCGATGCGGCTGGCGGCTGGAATGGTCGAGGACGCGGTCGTGACCGAGGTTCGGCGCATTCTGCAGACGCCAGAGATGGTGGCGCAGGTGATGGCAGCTCTGAAAAATGAAAAGGATGCAGTTTCAGAGGCGGACGCCATCGCAGCACTGCAGGAGTTCAACGCGCTTTGGGCAAAGCTGTTCCCAGCCGAGCAAGCACGGATCATTCAACTTCTCGTCCGGCGCGTCACTGTCACCGCCGCAGGGCTCGAGGTGGATATCCGGCGAGAGGGCATCGCCGGGGTCGTTCGCGAGATGGTTGCGCCCCGCAGGATGGAGGCGGCGGAATGACCAAGCTCGACGATACGATCCGCGTTCTCATTCCCCTGGCGGTGCGCAAAAAGAATGGGCGGCCGAAGATCCTGCCGCCCGCCGACTACCGGCCCAGCGAAGATCAGGCCCAAGACCCGCATGTCCTGCGCGCCATCGGTCGAGCTTGGGGCTGGCGGCGGCGCATG